TGAAAGCGAAAGTGACACCATTTGAGACTTACCGAACATACCTTTCAATGAAAAGTCATTTTACTAATCCTAAGTATGACTTTATAAAGTATGGTGGTAAATCTCGTGCAACTATGACTTCCTTTAATAAGAGGAAGGACAAATATTGGTTTGAAAAGACTTCTAGGAAATACTCTGATCAAGAGATTGTTGATTTCCTATTATCAAATTTTATTAATTCTACTAACCCACAAAACCTATGGATCGGAGAAATAATCAATTCGGGCGAAAGAACCTACGCAGAATGGATGAGACGTCAACAGAGTTTGACCTACTTGTTCAAAGAACAACTCAACGAATTACTGTTGGAGAACAACTTAGAAGAAGTGTTCAATTGCTCGAAGGGGCATCCCCCATTACTCAAAAAGTATCTGGGTGGAGAAGTTTCATTAGAAACGCTTACGATACTGGAAAAAGTCTTTTCTTTCAAAAAAGAATTTGATAAAAAACTTCTAGATCCTGTATGGGAAACCGTAGGAATGAAAATAAACAAGTACAAACCTTTCCTAAATATTAATGTGTTCCAATTCAAACAGGTATTAAGGGATATTGTAAATGGGTAATTTTTTTAATTCTGAAATTATTCAAGAAGAGTTGATGGAAATCAACGAACTACAAACTCATGTATATCAGAACGCACTTTCATTTGAAAAAATGGAACGTGAAGATCAATTAGAACACATTGATGAATTGGTTGAATTATTAGAGAAGCAACGAGTCATGTTTACTCGTTTAAGTTTATCTGATGATCCAGAAGCTAAAAAAATGAAATCTCAATTGCAACAGTCAATAGAGATTATGGGTTTCCCAAAAGGAACCGATATGAGCATATTATTTCATGGTATGGAACAAACTATCAAAGCACTTAAAGAAAAGATTGACGCTTGATAGATTTTCTGTTATAATCTAAACATCCAACGAATCCAAATTAATCCGAGGTATCTAAATGTCTTTTGCATCTTTAAAGAAGCAATCTAAATTAGGCTCTCTTACCCAAAAACTGGTAAAAGAGGTTGAAAAAATGAATAACAATGGCGGTCAAGGTGATGATCGTCTATGGAAACTAGAAGTAGATAAAGGTGGCAATGGTTATGCCGTTATCCGCTTCCTTCCTGCTCCCGATGGTGAGGATCTACCATTCGTAAAACTGTACTCCCACGCCTTCCAAGGACCTGGCGGTTGGTACATCGAGAATTCTCTGACTACTTTAGGTCAGAAGGATCCTGTTTCAGAGCACAATTCTGAACTCTGGAATAACGGCACTGATGCTGGTAAAGATACTGCTCGTAAGCAGAAACGTAAACTTACATACATCAGTAACATCTATGTCGTTAAGGATCCAGCAAATCCTGAAAATGAAGGTAAAGTATTCTTGTACAAGTATGGCAAGAAAATCTTTGACAAACTAACTGCAGCAATGCAACCTGAATTTGAGGATGAGGAAGCAATTGATCCATTTGATTTTTGGCAAGGTGCCAATTTCAAATTGAAAGCAAAGAATGTTGCTGGTTATCGTAATTATGACTCTTCCGAGTTTGCATCCACTAGTGCTTTACTAGATGACGATGATGCTCTAGAAGCAGTTTGGAAAAAGCAATTTTCTCTTGCAGAACTTGTCGCTGCTGATCAGTTTAAGTCCTATGATGAACTTAAGACTCGTTTAAATTCTGTTCTTGGCAATAGAACACAAGTTCGCCAAGATCCTGAAGTTGTTGATGAAGACAACGATAGAGGTTCAGCAGAGGAATTAGTAACTGCTGCTGCATCCCGAACATCAGCAAAGGTTACTGCAACCGATGATGAGGATGATACGTTATCCTATTTTGCTAAACTAGCAGAACAATAAAAAGAAAAGGGGGTTAACCACCCCCTTTTTTATTGCCCAACTATTCTGGTATTTTCCGTTCCTATAAGTTTGTCACTAATATATTGTGAGTTTCGATCATATCTCATTATTTCTCTAAAGTCTAATAAGAATTGCTGCACATATTCAGGTCTTAATAAATCAATTTTCCTTTTCTTTTCATTTTCTCCAATTTCATAATCAAAGTTAGTTACAGGATATGCAATATTATTAGTTGCAACAGATAATTCATCATTAGTTAATGTAATATTACCTTCATCAGCAACCATTGTCCATACAATAGGTGCTGCACCACTTGCTCTATATTTCTTGCCAGGACCATCTATTTTAAAACCAGAATCAACTATTAAACCTTCTGGTAAGATTAGTCTGTTGTTCTCATCTCTTATTTCTTTAGTTTCATAATGATGAACTTCATTCATTTTTGCAGTTGTTCCATACTTATGAAGAGTATGTTCATATAGATCATGATCTCCTAGAGGCCAATCATTAACTATATTTGTAATTCCTGCAGTCAATAAAACTACAAAATCTAATTCAGGATCACCGTAATAAAAATCTGCTATGGTATCTGGTCTATCACCTTGACCAATTATAAACTTATTAAATAAGGTTGCTTTATCTGAAAGATAATCTAATAACTTTGTTCTTCTGAATAGATTCTTTATAATAGTATATTCTGTAGAAGATATTTTATGTCCTAATGGAGATTGATATGCTACATTAGGCAGTTCTCTAAAATAACCCATTAGTATCCTACTCCAGTTTTTTCTTCTGTATAATCTTCATAGTAAATTGGTTCAAGTTCTTTAAATGATAAATCAACTGTAATTTTTATTGGTGTGGAATCGGAATATGTTGTCCAAGTTCCTGCTCCAGTATAATTAACTGCCATTGATGTTAGAGCACATACTTTAAAACTATTTAAAAATGGATGTTTTTGACTACCTTTTCTATATTCAAGTAGAAAAACATCTGGTGATTTTATAAACAGACCACCTGAACTTTTAGTTCCCTTTCCACCTATCGCACCAGCACCTTCACCTTTTTTAGGTGACATTGATTGCTTAAAGTTTCTAATAATTTCTAAAACGATTGCTGCTTCTGCAGAATCTCTTGGTGAGAATTGTATATTAAATGGGAAAGTTCTTAATTGTACACCTTCAAATACTAATTCTCTATTACTATTAAGTATTTGACCAGTAGATCTACCTATAACTTGGTTTGGTGTTACATTTGAACTTAATGCATTAAGAGCTGTTCCAGATAATGCGGCTCTCATACCTTTTTCAACTTCTGGATTTATACCTAGTTCACTAAAATTGGTGTTTTTAAGTGCATCAGCATATTGGGATACTGCTTCACCAGGTTTCTCCATAAAATCTTGTGCAACCTGTAAACCTGCCAATTCAAACATATTCATTGTACTTTCACCCCAAGTAACACCTATATTATCACTTACTTGTTGTGGTATTGGTAGATTTACTGTATATAAAGTTTTTTTAGCTTTTTTAGATCTTTGACTTGCTCCTTTTCCAAATTTCCATCGTAAACCTTTAGACCCTTCAATACCAACTACTTCTCCTTTATCAGTTATTCTTGTCTCCATACCATATTGTATTCCAGAACCTCCCATGAGACTTTTTAACTTATCTCCTTTTCCTGTCCCTCTAGGTGGTTTAATTAATTTTATACATTTAATGCATAAAGAATCTCTATTCTGTGGTGCATTAGCAGGATAATTTATAGTACCTTTATTTCTTCTAAGATCTGGTTTCGGTTTATTTGGTTCAGTAGTACCTGTAACTTTGTTCTGTTTAGGTTCTTCTTTTGTTACTTTATCATTTTTATTACCACTCCAGTCATCAGGCACCCATCCAAAAACATCCCATTTTTGATTTCTATATCCTTCTCTAGAATCCCATCCTACACTATCTCTATTGGCGAAACCCATTTATCGACCTTATTTTGTGATTATCAACTATTTAGACGAAATCTTGCGAAAGGAATTGTTCTTAAGGATCTTAATTCCATTTCAGTTACTTTATACAGTCCACCAACTACTTCATTCCATGTATAATTTCTAACTTCACCCCAATGATAGTTCAATCCACGAAATCCCCATTCAAGAACTTCAAATACAGCAACTAGTGGATGTGCATCATATTGTATTAGAGGTGTTTTGGGTTTATAAACAAATACATAATAATTTCCTGTTTCGGGAACTTTAGGACCTTCTGATAATACATTAAGAATTTCTACTGCTAGATCATCAGGATTTTCAGTACCTATCAATTCATCTAGAATTGGGGTAATTCTATTTCCTCTTTGTTCTGCTAGTTTTCTTCTCTGACCTTGTAGAAAAGTTTCTCTTTCTGCCATTATTTGATACCTAGTTCTTTTTCGGTTATCACTTTAAATTCCCATCTTCTATCTTTGCAGAATTCTTTTGCAACTTTCCATTTTGCTTGATTTCTTGCATACTCATATGCTTCACGGATATAACCTCTTGTTTGTTTCTTTGGTTTCTTTGGAGGAGTAGTTTGTTTTAGTGGTTTAACTTCAACAATATAATTTTTAATGATACCGTTAGATTCTTTTACTTTCATATAGAAGTCTGGAAAGTATCTATGTACACGATTATCAAGAGGTGAACGGTATGGTATTGCAATTTCTTCACTGTTCCATTCTAAAACATTGGCATTTTT